CAACCAACCGATGTACAACTACGTCATCTAGGTGATACAAAGAAATTAGAGCTATTCCGAAGCGGACAGGTTAGTGTGGACCAATTCACTAGAATTGACGGTGAAGCTGTCGGACCAAGAGAACTTAACAGATTAACAGACACGCACAATACACTGCCTCAGGATAGTCGTAGATTCGCTATTGCTAAGGAAAAGCTTGACACTATCAAATTAGGTGCAGCAAGGCCTGAAGAAATATACGAGAATCCTGAAATAAAGAAGGCACTTAAGGAGTATTATCTGTTACAAGCAGGTGAACTAGACGGTACTTTGTCAATGACAAATTATCGTGGCACCTTACTACACAATAAGAAGAATACTCGCAATCGCGTATTAATTAGTCCTCCGCGCGAAGATCAGTTAAAATTCAACCCAATATCTGGTAGATACGAAGATGTGCGAATGTATCAACCGAATCCAGAAGTGTTTGCTAACACGCAACGATTGATTAATGAAAGTACTGATCTTCTTCCCAAGGACAAGGAATTTCTAAACACATTTATTGCTGGACTCGAGGATACGATGTCTATCAATGAACGTGCAGCAGTAAGCGAGAATCTACGACTGACTATAGAACGTTTTAGAAAGAGTCCTGATCCGCAACCCTGGGCTAACCTTAAGGCTGTACTTAATGGAGAAATGAAGTTCTCTGTTATGAACGTATCTGATTACATGGAGACACAGTTGCGAAAGGATTCTGATTTGTTTGCTAGATTGGGCCAACTGAACTATCTTGACCCAGTCCTTGGACCAACTCAGTTGCATACACTTAGTCGTGACTTCACCAAGAATATCATTAAAAAGAATGCATGGGAAGACCGTACCGCGCCAAAAATTGGTAGAGAGTTGAAAGGCATAATTAATACCAAACTTCCGCTTAAACTTCGTGTGCGTATTAAAGAGAAAGAACTTTCAGCTTTTTATACTAAGTTCGCTAAACGCTTGGCAATGAATGATACTCCAGACAGAGATCAACTTGCGGTTGCGCTAGGCAGGGACTTGTATAATGCGGCTAACTATCGTGGATCTAGAAATCAATGGTGGGAACTTGGTGTAAAAATTCTAGATGATGCCAAAGGCAAGGGATTCTATGAGGTAGAAACCTATGGTGTCCAGAAAAGAAGAATGAAATCCAGAAATGGTGGAAGATACTTTTAAATTACTAGAAGCTTTATGCGGTGACGCATATCGAATAACCATGTGAATTCGGTGGAACTCCTAAACGTTATAGGACAATACCGAGCCAAGCTTCAATTCAGTAATGAATTGTTGAAGGTGTAACGACTATCGAAAGGGCGCAATCAAAGCGTAACCGAATAGAGTAGAGATCTAGTGATCTCGAAGCGCATGGCATCTCTTGGAGAAGGAGAGATGATGATATAGTCTGGTCTGTATAGTAATATACAGAAGTGCTGGTCAGGCACAACATTGAGTATACTATGATAGACGAAATTTGGAAAGCATTTGATAATTGTTACGACGTTAGCACGCACGGGCGTGTTAAGAATACACGAAGTGGCTATATATTAAACCCGTTCTTAGACAGCGATGGGTACCCGTGTATTACGTTGTACGGAGTGACTGCAAAAGTGCATAGGATGGTTGCAAAAACATTTATTCCAAATCCCGATAATTTACCAACTGTAAATCATAAGGATGGCACAAAGACAAATAACTTTGTGATTAACCTGGAATGGGCCAGTGTTGCTGATAATAACGCACACGCGGGCTTTATGGGGCTAATGCCGAGAGGTGTCGAGTGCCACACTGCGATTCTCGATGAAGAAATGGTTATTGCTATCAAGAAGCTGTTCGTAGAGTACAAGCTAGGTGACCGCGACATCGGAAGAATTTTCGGTGTCAGCGAAGGAACAGTACATAACATACGAATAGGAATCGCATGGAAACATGTGGCGAGCGACCTAGTATTCAATGACAAAGGCCCGAATGGCAGAGGTGAATTTGCAAAGAAACTTAGCGGCGCCGATATTCCGATTATCAGAAAAATGGCGGCAGATGGTTTGAATAATCAAACAATTGGTAGAAAATTTAATGTAGCACCGGCTACTATAAGGGGTATTCTCTTAGGTAATACCTGGAAAAATTATTAATTTTAACAATGCCTGACAAGCACTGGTTGCAAGTAACGATTGCAACTGAACACAACGGGACAATACTACGATACGTTCTCAACCAATGTACGAGTTGTAGACAAGCGTTTACTAGAGCAAGCCAAAACAACGCGTGCTGTAGATGTAGCCTATCGTATCGGTGTAACTGATGAATTTCCAAAAAATCGTTTAGTGGTCAGAGAAGGCTACAAAACCTACTTCATAGATAACGGACCACTAGGATATGTTGATACTCGTTTGCCTATTACAAGTAATTCTTCTTTTGGTACTTTTCCTGTCGAAGCGGTTACCAAAGGTATGGCAGATGCGCTTAACCATGCTGCTTCTACTAAGTTCACTATCGACCCTGACTTTTATGACTTTACACAAAAACTTCTAGAGTTCCAAGATGATAAGGGTAAAGCTAAATTCTATAACGATCTAAATGTGTATAGAACACACATTATAGAACGTGGAGACGCGTATGAACGATTTAAAGCAATGCAATATTTCCGAAATGGGAATAAAGCTTTTAGTAATACACCGTTTCTAGATCATCGCGGCCGTGTATATGATTCAGGATTAATTGGAGCACAAAGTGGTGCTACATTCAGACCCTTCTTGAATTCAGCATTGTCTAAACCGTTAACCGAAGAAGGTTATTTAAATCTACAGGATAAAATAGGTCAAGTATTAGGTGGCGGAAGCGATAAGTTTGAAGGATTGCAAAATGCGATGTCTATTAAAGGTAGACAACAAATTGCTCTTAACTATCGTGGAAAACTAATTGAGCTTGGTGATCAGATGCGCAGGGGTAAGCCTAATGATATTCGCAAGATTCTTGAATCAGAGTTCTTTGCTGAAATAGACGCAGAGGAACAAGGCGAAGTGATGCGCTTAGCTTTGGAGATGAGCAGAATTAATGAATTTCTAAAAGGCGATTTCTCTGACTTGAAAAAATTGAATAGCTTTAAGACGTCATTAGCGTTGGAGCAAGATGCTTCGTCTTCTGCTGCTCAGATCATTGCGATGACAACTAAGAATAAACAGCTAGCGCAGATGTCTAATGTGGTGCCAACTAATACAAAACAACGTTTATATGATGAGGTTGCTGCAGATACTTTCAATGATCCTCGCTTTATTGAGTTGAATAAGAAATTGAATCTGACTCAAAAGGATTTACAGAAAGGGGCCAAGGGACTAGTAATGGTAAAATTTTGCCATTGTAAAACACCGTTAATTGCTGGAAACACTCTATGAGTCAATCAGCAGCCAAGCTTTAACAGAAATGTTTCAGAAGGTTCAACGACTAGAGCAGACGACCTTAAAAGGTTATGTAGCTCGTACAATCCAAGTGGATTGGAAACGCGGTGGTATAGTAGAAAATACTATATAAGATATAGTCTAATCTATATGGTGACATATAGTAAGACAGCTACTGTTTATAGTAGCTAGTCTTTCATAGAATTAACGACTCTATGTAATATTAATGAAAAGGTTATGGGGCAGGTGATCGTACGGGCATTCTCGCTGTAGAGAAAAAGGTTGGTAAAATATTAGCAGCTGGTGAGGACACTCTTGTTGTAAAGGCTGTAGATCGCGATCTTGTCTTAAATGAGATCTCAGCACGTATGGCTAGATACGAGAAATTTGATCCAGATATGTACAATGAGCTAAAAGCTCTACGTAAAGATGTGAAGGATGTCTTTAACAAGGGCATTCCGCCTGGTGATGAAATAATGGATCAGCTGTACTTCCTAGATCCAAAGACACGCGAATTCATCGAAAAACTTGGCCAAACGTATGATAGAATCGTTACTCCTGATGATATAGCTGCGATGGCTAAGATCATGACAGAGTATATGCGTGCAAGAGCTCCGATTATGGATGACTTTACACGTGTATTAGGACGTTTAGCACAAGACTTTATGTTGAAAGCCAAGCCTAAAGAAAGTAGTATCGATTACGGTGATTTGCTTGCGACTCTAATTGCTGGAGAAAAGAAACGTGGTACTAAGTTACCTGGATGGCTTAACCGTATTCTCGGTATTAAAGATGAGGCAATACGTGACAAGCTACTTAGAAGGATTCCTGGATATATTCCTGGAAGCCCTCTAGATATTGCTATTAGAGGTAAAGAGGCGCCTACAAAGCGTAGAATGGGCTTTAAGCTTGGTAAGTTTGATTTATATTCAGAAGATATAACAAAAGGAGTTGAAATCGGTATTGCGAATAAGTTGCCTAAGACATGGACAACTGTTCCTTGGGTGAACTTTAATGGTACAGTATTGGAACAAGAATTTTTACAAGTATTTGAAGAGAAATTGTGGTATAAAGACAAAGACGGTAAATGGGTTGTTAATATCTTACAGATAGATCAGAAAACTGATCCTACCACTTGGGAACAGTTACGTAACAAAGAGGGTAAGATTAATGCAATCGCTGATACTAATAAAGTAAGAACCAGTTATGGCGTTAATGCTAACCATAGCAATGATGCCGTAATTGTTAATCAATACCACTTATTTGGTAAGAAAAATAAAATACCTACTGCTTCAATTCACGATGCGTTCTTTAATCATGCTGCAGATATAATTCCTGTGCGAGATGCATTAAGAACTGTATTTGCAGATACGTTAGAGACAAACGTGTTGAAAAAGACTTTGGATGAGATGTTAGCTAGAGGTCTACCAAAAGAGTTATACGATCAATATCTAAATGAGATGATTGATAAAGGTATGATTCCTGTTCCTGGTCGCTCTGTTGTAGGCGGCAAAGTAATGACGAAAGATGATATCCTCACAAGGGAGGATATTCTAGCGCCTATTGATAGATCTTTCAGAACTAACAGATATTTTTACGGAGTGAATTAATAATAATCCAGCTAACTACTGGAACTCTCACAAGGCATTACTGCCTTAAAACGAGATTGTATCTCAAACTAACGCGAATTGTATTCGCAGAGGACATTTAAAATGGCTGGAACCGAAGAAACTATTGTTGAAACGAAAATTGATCCTGTTGTCGAGACTGTTGTTGATGACAAAGAGGAAGAAAAAACTATTGTCGTTAAGCATGTCACCAAAGACGACGACATGGTGGACAAACTCGTTAAAGATCGTCTTGGAGAAGAGTTAAAGCCGATTAAGGGTAAATTGGATAATGCATATAAGGCACGAGATGAAGCTCTTGCCAAAGTTGCAGAATTCGAGCGTCGCGAGAAAGAAGCTAAGATCAAGCAATTGAACGAAGAAGGCAAACATCGGGAAGCCTACGAATTACAATTGCAAGAACTCAGAGCACAAAATGATGCGTTGAATAAGCGCAACATGGAACTCTCTCGTGATGTAGCAGTCAAAGACGCTTTGAAGTCGTATTCTTTTAAGAATGACAAAGCCTCTGAACTGGCCTTTAAAGAAATTGTTGCAGAGCTCGTACAGAATGAGTCCGGTACGTGGGTACACAGAACTGGTATTTCTGTTCGTGATTATTGCGAAGCTTTCTCAAAAGACGAGGATCAATCGTTTCTGTTTAAGCCAAAGGCGAATAGTGGCGGTGGAACGACTACTACTACAAATAGTAGCGGAAAGCCCGCTGCATCTGGTAAGAAATCATTGTTCGATATGCCGCAGAGTGAAGTTCTTGCACTTGCAGCTGCAGGCAAAATTGGACCTAACCAACCTCCTATTTAAAACTGGAAAATTGAAATGACTCAAATTGTCAACAACATTAACGGTGCAAATACCTATGCACTGCAAAACGCTCTCGGCGCATACTCCGATGAAGCGTACACGAATGCCAAGAAGTTGTCTGGCACCGGTATTGTGAGTTCGAACCCGAACATCGATACCTCTACCGAGACCTTTATTGGTCAAGTTCGTTGGTTCAAACCCCTGAATCCCACCATCAACGTTGCATCTTTGACGAATGCTGCTAACGGTACTGGTACTAGCTACCAATCCGACTTCAGCTCGTACGTCAAGACTGTGCGTACGCATGGTGCAACTCAAGTTAATCTGCAACAAGTTATCTCTCAAGTGGATGGCCTGGCAAAGATTAGCCGTGACTTCGGTGAGACGCGTGGTCAAGATGAGCATAACTCTATCCTGACTGTGCTCAAGGGTGTCGCAATCACTGAAGCTCTCATGGGTGCAGCTAGCGGCTCTGGCGCTGTTGGTCTTGGTGGACAAACCTTCACAAACGATCCGACTGATAAACGCTTTGGTTTCTACGTTGATCTTGGCGCTTCTAAACTGGTTGTGCCGCCGTCGTCTACTCAACAAGGCGCCCAGCGTGCTGAAGGCTTCTTGAATGCGATCGGTATGGCCTGGAAAGATTATGAGCCGGAGTACTGCTATCTTGTGGTCTCGCCTGAAGTTCTGGCTTCGCTGCGTTCCGCCAATCTGGTTGATGAAACCAAGGTCGTTGAGGCCAACGTGGTGTTCGACACGATCTTCTCTGGCAAGTTCCGTTTGATCCAGACGCGTGCTAACCAAAGTATGTCTACTGCCGAATTGACGATGATCAATACTGGTGGTGGTGTGGATATTACCGGTGTGAAGACCTCGTTCCTGGTTCTGCCTGGTGCTATTGCTATGGCACCTCTGTCCGTGCCTACTCCGGTGGAAATCTACCGCGATGCGCGTTCGTATAACGGTGGCGGTTCTACCGATATCTGGTATCGCTGGGGTAACGTGTATCATCCTGGTGGCTACGATTGGGCTGGTCTGACCACGGTGTTTCCGAGTGATGCTGAGTACAAGTACGTTGTGGATACCGCAGTGTCTGGTACTGGTGGTTCGGCAGTGCCTGCCGGTGTCCCGCAGCCCCTGGAGACTTACACTAACGCAGGTGGTGCTGCAACTCTGCAAGCTACGGTTCGTGGTACCTGGATTCGTAAGGCATCTTCGGCTCTCAGCCTGGGTATCCTCCCGATCTTTCACGCTTAATCAGCGAAGGCCTAATTCTTATAGGGAGAAACACTTATGGCACTAGTCAAAGGTACAAATTCTTACGTTGATGTAGCTGAGGCTGATGCCTACTTCGCGAATCGTATCGATGCTGATCTTTGGGTTGATACAGACCCTCTCAGAAAAGAGCAATCGTTGATTTCAGCAACTGCTGTACTGGATCAAAACTCCTGGACAGGAAGTGTTGTAAGTGTTACTCAACCTCTAGCGTTTCCACGTATTGGTAGTTATTTTGATCCGAAAATAGGCGGACAGGTAATCCTTGAAGGTGTTCCGGAGCGTGTGAAGCAAGCCTGTTATGAGCAGGCCTTTCATATGCTTACAAATGAAGGTGTCTTAGATAGCACTGGTACAGTTCAGAATCTTCGAGTAGGTTCAATTGTATTAGATACTATCATAAACCCTGGCAAGCAATCACCAGTGGTGAATACCCTTATTCGCCCACTACTGGTTAATGGTGGTGCACGTCTGTGGTGGAGGGCAAACTAATGGGATATAGAGAACTTGCACAGTCGAAGGCCAGAATGGCTTTTAAACTTATTGGTAATCTCGCATTAGAATGCAAACTCCTACAAAAGGACTCTTCTACATTTAATTTTCAGACCCGTACAGCGGAAGAAAACCCTACTCGCAAGAGTACAGTGAAGGTAGTTTTCACGTCTAAGGGTCGTGATAAAAATGCAGAGAACACTATAAGAGGCGAAATACTTATGTTGGCAGAAGATGTAGATGATTTTACTATCTACGATAAAATCGTCATTAATAATGAAACCTGGAACATTGTTCCTCCTTATACGAATGATGATTATACAATAACTTCTGGCGTATCGCGTCTACAAGGAGCTTCAAATGGGTAAATACGAAGCTCTTGAATCGTTATCATTATCTATCTTTGGAACACAAGAATGGCAAAGTGAAGATATTGTTACAATGCCTAGTAATTTCATAGGCGATGCCCCTAATAACGAGTATATTAGGGTGCATATCATTATGGATACTCCGAAGTCTGGTTACGCTAAGCTAGAACATATGCAGGGACAGATGATGATAGACATCTTCATTCCGTCTGGCGAAGGACCTTCTAGAGCATCAGCTATTGCAGATGCGCTTGACAAGTATTTAGTGGGTAAGTCTTTAAGTAATGGCACTGGGCGAGTGCAATTCAGCTCTAGCCTGTTGTCACATGTTGGACTTGATAAGGCGAATCAAAAGCTTCATCGTAGTCTTTATTCAATTCCTCTCTCTTATTTTGGAAATTAATCATGGCACACATTAAATCTATCGGCGCAGCAATGTATTCTGACCTCTCGGTCAATGCGTTTGATCCTGTTGCTGGATATGCGGGTTTGGATACTGCGGCTGAATTCAACGCGTTGTTTGCACAGGAAATTCCGCCTGCAACTGCAACTCCTGTTGCTGGCGATTTCATTCGCATTACCAACGTTCGTGAATTTCCGGCAATGGGTACCCCGCCAAACGTTGTGAAAGTTCCTGTGTATGGTTACAAGACTTCGCAACAAATCCAAGGTCAAGCTGATGCACCGGACATGACCATTAAGATCAACATGGTCCCGGAAGTGTGGGCGAAAGACAGCACTCCTGCAAGTCTGTTAGCCGGAATGGTTGGTGATGGTCAGCAATATGCTTTCCGCTTTGCGCTGCTTAACACCCAGCCTGGCGTTGGCAAATTTGCCTCTACGCCTACCGGTCTCGGTCTCGTGGAGAACAGCCTGTATTACTGGGTTGGCAAAATGGAATCGCTGCTTGTGACTCCCTCTCTTACTGACTCCACCATGGCAGATCTTTCGATCACTATCCAATCCGATTTCTTCGGTGCATGGACTGTGTAATTAATTAATATATGGCCCCTGAAAATGGGGTCATCTTTTTACCTACTTTAAAAATGTCAACATTTGTTAAACCGTTTCAACGTAAATATGCTATTAATGCTACCTTTATGCAAATGCGTAAGGCTGTAGATACCAGCATTCGTATTACGAGTTCACGTATCAGTGAATATGACTCAAACCAAGAAGTCTCTAAGGAAATCTTTGTAACATTATCTGAATTGAATAAATTGCGCAATGATCTAGACGAGATGCAAAAACGTTTGTTGCAAAATGTCTAAGTTTGAATTTAAAAAACCAATCACCGAAACCCCTGTTAATAGAAAGAGTATCATGAGCTTTAAAGATCTAGTTGGTAAAAAGATGACCAAGTCCGTTAAATTTATGGGCGAGGATATCAAAATCTCGAAGTTGAGTGTAGCTGAAGTAAAGGATATTCAAGCCAAGGCTAAAGCAGCTGAAGGCGGTGAAGACGAAGGTTTTGAGACCTTGAAGACTGTTATTCGCTCCGCTGTAGCAGATGCTAGCGAAATCTCGGATGACGATTTCAATAACTTTCCTATTGATGAGCTGTCGAAGCTGTCCACTGAAATCATGAAGTTCTCCGGGATTGGTGGAGAAACGGGAAAGTAATACTTACAGATGAAATGCTAGAAATATATGAAATAGCGTTTCATCTGAAGATGCCTGTTTATAAACTTATGCAAGAAATGCCTTATGAAGAATTACTTATGTGGGGTGACTATTTGAGTAGACGCCCGATTGATTGGAGAGCCGATGACCGTGCATATAAAATTCTTCAAACACAAGGTGTTAAGCATAAGCCAGGCGAGATATTTAGTTCGTTAAACGCGATATACAATACGCGTACTGTTGAGAAAGAGGGCGGTCTTGGAGGAAACTTCAAACAATCTTTCATGTTCCAAAAGATAGCTTTAGCACGAGGAGGTGATAAAATACCACTATGAATCTTACTAAATTAATTGAAGCAGAGGCAGCGAAACAAACTAAAGTTGTTATGCAAAAATTAGTTAAAGATTTGGTCGCTGCTACTCCTATCGATACTGGAAATGCTCGTGCTGGTTGGCGTATAGATGGAAACTCTATTGTCAATGATGTGGAGTATATTGAGGAGTTGAATAGGGGACATTCAAAACAAGCCCCTTCTTTTTTCATAGAGAAGACTGTATTGTCGCAATCAGGAGTAAAACCTAATGGCGCAATTGTGAGATCTAAGTGATTTCTACGCCCACCCTTAAAAAAGGTGGGCTTTTTAATGAAAGGTAGACTATTATGGCCGGCGTTATAGTCGATGTCAACACACGTGCAGATTCAGCTAAGAAAGATCTAAGCGATATAAATAAAAGCTTGTCTGATATTATTAACAAAGCTGCGAGATCAAAAGAAGGATTAGGAAAGATAGATAGTTCACGTTTTAAACTGTTTAACAAGGCAGTTAGCGACACAAACAATAACTTTAAAGAATTAAAGAAAACTGGTGAATCTTCCTTAAATGGGGTAACTAAATCTGCGGACAAAGCCACTGGTGCGATGAGTGGTCTGAAGTCTGCGGTAATGAGTCTGGGTGCAGCATTTGCTGCGATAACTACAATCACTGTATTCCACAAAGCTGCAGATGATTTAACGAATATTCAGAACAGACTTAAATTAGTAATTACTGATACGGATAATCTTATCAGAACACAGCAGAAATTATTTGCAATTTCAAAAGAAACTCGCGGTAATTTTGCAGATACTGCGTCTTCATTTGTGGACATGTCTTCTGCTCTAGAAAAGGCCGGGGTAGGTCAGCAAAAAGTATTTAAGGCGATAACAACAATTCAACAAGCTTCGGCTCTGTCCGGAAGCTCGATGGAGTCTATTCGTGCTGCAATGATGCAGCTAGGTCAAGGTATGGCGTCAGGCACCATTCGTGGTGAAGAATTGAATTCGGTGATGGAACAGATGAAGTATCTGGGCCAGGGTGTTGCGAGGGAGTTAGGTCTTAATGCAGGTTCTTTGCGTAAATTTGCAGAGGAAGGCAAACTAACTACAGAAGTTTTTCTAGGCGCTATTGAGAAAATGTCGGCTAGAACCAGTAAAGACTTTGCCAATACTCGAGTTACTGTAGGTGTTGCGCTATCTCAATTGAAGAGTACACTGATGTATTCTTTAGGCGATTTCAATCAATTCTACGGATTTGCTGACAGATTCGCTAAAAGCATTTTAAAAGTCTCAGACAGTCTGAATAGTTTATCCAATGCTGCAGTAGGGGCTATTTTCGTACTTAAGAATAATATTAGAAACTATATACAACAGTTTGATATATTTAGCGCAGCAGAGTTGACTCTTAAATCAGCGATAAAATTAGAGATAACACCGTTAGATGCATATGATACTTACACATATTACAAGGATGTCAAATCTTATATTGACAAATTTAGAGAATTCGTAGGTAGTCAAAAAGAGACAAGGATAAAAGTTAAAGCTCCGGAAGTAGAGTTACCTAAACTTAAGAAATTTGATCTTCAAGGAAAAGAGATACCTGATGAGATCATACCCACAGAACGGATTAATACATTAACCGCTAAGCTTGACCAATTAAAAGCAACATTTAGCGAGTTGGGTCAGATTGCAATGTTGTCCGGGTCAGCCGTATTGATAACATTCCAGAATATTGCAAGATTTCTTCCTCATGTCGTAGGCCCTGTTATCACAATCGGATCTCGTATAGAATCTGCATTTAAGTCCTGGAGAGCTGCTATGACCGCAGCTACATATGACGCATTAATGCCATTCGTTCGCAATCTACAAGGTATTGAAGAATTCTTAACATTCTTCCAGACAAACGACACCAGATTAGAGCGCGCTTGGGTAAATATGTTCAAGTCAGACTCTTTAGTAACCTTCAAAGA